GTCGGTTCTTTCTAATCTTTCTGTATTGTAAACAGAATGAGGAGTAACATTTACGATACCTTTACCTTCTGCTATTTCTAAACCTAAGAAGAAATCTCCATACTTTACCAAGTTTCTTGTCCAAGGCCATAGGTTAAACTCTACATTAAGAATATCGTAGAATAAGTTTTCTAATAACTCTTGTACTTTTGGATTATCTGATTGTATAAGGAGTACATCACCGAATTCGTTCTTTAATGTACATTCATCTGCGTAGATATCAAGTGCAGAAGCAAGGATAGGGTCATTATCCATTGCATCATAATCACGAAAAACTTCTCTACGAACTTGTTGGTATGCCATCGATTGTGCACCACCCGCTTGTTCATAGAAAGATTTTTGTAATTTGGTGTATCTATCTCTTAGGGACGATAGGTTAGTCTGTTGACGTTCATCACCATCAAACACTTTTCTCTTACCATCCTCATCAACCGTTACGATTGCTTGAGAACGAAAAAGTTTTGTTAATCTCCCAAAAAATGAAGTATCTGCCATTTTCTATTGTTTTTTAATTTATAACCTTTATTGTTTTTGTTTTTACCACTTTCTACAAGACCAATATCTAGCCTTATGTCTTGGACCTGGATTATCACAGTTGTGTCTTGCTCTAAAAGCTTTACGTCTTGCTGGGTCTGATTTCTTGATTGACATCGTTTTACCCTTTGCAGAACTTCCACCATGTCCAAAGTTTACTTTGACAACGTTTCCTTGGGGATTTTTAACATATACTTTGAATTTCTTGACATCACCTTGCATCGGTTTACCAAGTTTTACTGTTCTACCTTGATACTCAGCTTCGTTCATATCAGGTTTGTATTCTTTCATAAATTCACAGAATTCTTTGATATCGTGATAGTTTTCTACCATGTATTCTTCTGAATGTATTTCTTCGTTCAATAGTTCTTGTAATGATATCATATTATTTCTCCTAATATATAAATATAGAGTTATTTAATTAACCAAGTTAAATCCTCGTTTGAATCACCAACTCTCATTTGCCATGGGTTTTGTTCCAATGCTGAATTACCACCAAATCCCATTCCTGCTACATCTAAAGAATGTGCCCCAATACCACCCAATGCTTGTTTAGTTAAATCAACTCCCTCTTGTCTTAATCTAAGTGCAGTATCTCTAACCCATAGTGAAATTGCTAAAGACATCGTTAAATCATCGTTATATCCTCTCATTGCTTCTGCACGATTACCATTCCATATAAATGTAAATAACTCATCTATGGTTCTTGAAGAACGAATAGTAATATCCTTTTCTCTAACATATTGTTCTAACTTTGAGATAATTAGGGGTCGTGTTTTAGAAGTTGTTGAGAAACCTGCTGTCATGCTTCTTTCTTCTCTATTGTATTTGTTATGTAACTGATTTTCTACATCCACATACTTTAAATCTTTACTCATGTAGAAAAGGTTTCCATATCCTCTATCAATTACTTGTTGGATTACTGCCCAACCAATATTTGCGTTTTCAATTACGAGTAGAGCGTTGTTGTAATCAGTAGCAAGAGATACAAGGAAGTTTCCAAAATCTTTGGTATCTAACTTACCTTTATATTCAGCAACTTGTGAGGATTCTTCTATATCAATTACATGACATGCTGAGTAGTCAGTTGAATCTCCACGAGCAACATCGGCAACGACCATATAAGATTTCTGATAATTTGGATATTCCCATTTCCAAAGGTTTCCATCGAACCCAGTCTTTTCTACTGGCTCTTGAACATAAGATTCTTTGTAGAACATTAGAAGTTGTGGGTCGATAACTGTATCACCCGAAGATACGAAATCACAATCACATTCTTGTGCTGCACCCTTTGGTCCTAATAGAACTTCTTGTTCATCTCTCCAACTTTGGTCTCTCTCTGGATGTACACTCCAATGTAAACGAATAGTGTTAAAGGTATTTGTACCTTCTTCTGCACCTACCCAAGTTTTGTGAAAGAAGTTACCTACACCATTTGGAGTAGATAAGATAATTGCGTTACCACCAGTTGATAAAGTAGATTGTGCAGATACCCAAATTTCTTCAATCTTATCGATGAATGCTGCCTCATCAAATACCAATAGGGATAGTGCTTCAGAACGACCTGCATCACCTGCTGCTGAAGTTGCTTTAATTTGTGAACCATTTGAATATCTAAGGGATAGTTTGTTATCTTCTACTGTTGTTTGTTTTAACCAAGAGGGCAAATACTGATTCATTACTCGAACCTTTGTTACCAAGTTTTTTGCAACTTCTTGTTTAGTTGCAATTACTAATACGTTAAAATCTTGGTTGAATAACATCTTCCAAAGTGAGAAACCTGCAGTTAGGGTTGATATACCTGTTTGACGGGATTTGAGGATAATGTTATAACGATGTTCATGAAACTGAGTGAGTGTTCTTTCTTGAAATGGATATAAGTGAAAAGGAATTTTACCACGAACTGGATGTTGTATCATACAATACTTCTTCATGAAGTATATCGGGTCTGATGCACACTTCTGGTACTCAATTTTTATTATTTCCTTTAAACTTTGTTTAGCCATTTTTATTTAGTTCCAAATAAAACAAGAAGTGCTCCTGCACCAACGTAGGTTCCTACCTTATACAAGAAGGTTTTTCTTCTTTGTCCTTTTAGTTCTTTTTCTAATTGTTTAGATTTCTCTTTTTCTAAATCGAATTGTTCATCTTTTTTACCAATGATATCTTCTAAGTTTAGAACTTTGATGTTTAGAGTACCAATAACAGAATCTTTTAGAACAACTTTCTTTTGTTCTAATTTTAAGAGTTCCAATGTAGAGATTAACTCTACTTTAGTACCATCACCTTCGATTAAATCTTTAATTACTAGTTTCGCTACTGGTTCTCGTAAGGATACTATCGTATCGTTTTGCGAAAAACTCTTGAAGCTCACTAATAGTAAGATTATCAACAGAATTCTTTTTCTCATCTGTATTTCTCCTTATTGTAAAAATGTTGTTTTGTACTCTATCTATATCACCATCGATTAGTTCGAGTTCTGTGTGTAACGATTCTATTAAACCATCCAATTCCTTGTTCATAGTTTGGATAGAATCTATTTCGGCTCCAATGTTATCAATTCTTTCATTGAAACCTTCAATATCTGTTTTTAAACCTCTGACATTGAATAAAGTGAATGCCAAAAAGGTCATACAGATGATTATTAATATATTCGTGTACCTTGTTCCACTCATAAGTAATGCTCCATATTAACTTCTCGTAACTTATCGAAGGCTTGATTTCTTTTTTCTTCGATTTCTTTAATTTCATTTTCACCATACTCAATAAGTTCGTTTATTTCAGCTCGAACTTCTTCAATAGGTTTAGGAAGTTTCCAAGTTTCAGTAATTTTACCATCAGAACCCATCATTTCATATTCTTCTTTTAAATCAGAAAGGGATTGTCTATATGCATCTAATTTTGTCTTACCAACAATAATCATACGAGTCCATACCTTATATTCCTCATATTCTTTCCAAAGACCGGCTGTTTTTATTTCATGTTCTCTATCGACTGTACAATCCATACAATAACCACCTTTTTCTATAAAAACTTTATCTTTTTTGGTTATTTTTATGGTTTTACACTCAGAATTTTTACATTTTGTTTTTTCTTCAAGGTATTTTCTGATTTCTTGGAACTGTTCAGAGTTTTTTCCTGTTTTTACAATGAATCCCTCTTTCTTTTCGTATCTGTGGTGTTCATCTTCCCAAACATCTCCTACTTTACGAGTTTCTTTCTTACCTTCGTACCCAATAGTTGTATTCTTATCATACTCACCAGTATGAACCATATCTACCAACTTTCTACGAGTTGGGTGCATATACTTCTTTTTGAAATCTTTACTCATTGTTCTATATTAGGTTATAATATTTTATATAAATATATATAAAAATAAAATTTAGAAGAAAATACCTAATATTTGATTTACTGATGCAAATGTACCAGTTAATTTAAAGGTATTTCCATTATATAAGAAAACGATACCTTCATTTGGTACTATTTTCTTAGCACCACCAATAGAATTTAACCTACCTAACTCTAATTTGAGTTTTTCTATCTTTTTAGGGTCACCTGATTTCTTAACATCTTTAATAGTCTTATCAATTCGTTTTTTCATATCACGAACTGCCTTATCAGGGTTCACCGTTAGTGCCGATGAAGTAAATTCTAATACTTCTGCACCAAGACCAAGGAAAATCTGTTCAAACTTCATTAAATTCTGTTTACCAATCTTCTTTTGGTCATCTTTATCTGTTTTCTTTGCCCATTCAAGGGTCTTTTCATCTGATATATTAGATTTATCCAATCTAAATCCTTTATCCATGAATGCCCATCTCTTAACTAACCCCATTTTAGTTTTGTTATCAAGAGTTGATGGTGAATTCTTATCCACCCATTGTTCCCACCATGCTTGATGGTAATCTGCTACCCCGTCTGTGTCTTTTAAACCAAATTCTTTTTGTAGTTTAGAGATTTGCGATGAGTATTTACTTCTTTTCTTAGATAAATCGGTAGATTTTGGTAGTTTTACAACTGGGGGCCCCTGAATTGTATAATTATCTTGAACATCTTTGTTTACTTGCTTAATCATACCCGCAAGAATACGAGCTGCTTCACCATTTTCACCTATCGCAACACCTTCTTCGTTATATTCCATCGTTCCATGGAATACAAGTAACGCTTGACCGTAAGGAATTACGTTAACTGATGTTGGATATATCACTTCAAGGTTCATGAAACACGCGCCTTGTTTAAAAATCTTATCTCTTTGTTTATCTGAAAGGGATTTGATTGCATTTGAGAGGTCTTTCATCGCATAATTGTATGCATCTGATAATCCACCTCTACCTTGAAACTTATCTGATACTCCTTTGATATCCAAAGCGTTCTCACCTCTGTTCTTTAGGTGTCCTTTGTTTCTTGCTGCTACTAATCTACCATCTCTCCATGAAATAGCTAGTGCTTGACCATCGGTTTTCTCTCTCGTGAACTCCAATGTACCTTCGAGTGCACGATTTACGATATCTTTAAGTTGCCCAAAGGTTAAATTGATATCAGTATCAAATGGGTGAGACATATGTCCATACG